CGAGGGAAACGAGCCACAGCAACAGCGTCTCATGAAAGGACGGAAAGCTGAAACATCAAGTGTCGGGCAATAGAGTTTGGTAGGCCGGTAACGGTTCGAAGAAGTTTGGCCCGGGGAAAGGAAGGCCCATATCTTCTGTAATTAAAAACAACTGATGCTATGCGTAGAGAAGGTCTTATCATTGAGGAGATTGTCGAATATTCTAATATTGCGGAATCGTTCGACCAGGTGATCAGTGGCGCCAAACGGAAGGAAAGCCGTCAAGGGCGTTACCTGCTTGCGCATCGTGAGGAGTTCATTAAGAAACTTTCTGAGCGTATTGTTTCCGGCCAGTTTTATGTAACGCCAAATGACATTGAGGAGAAAGACATTATAGAAGCTGGTAAATTACGGCATATTCAATTTTTCAAGAGTCTAAAGAATAGTATAGCTGCTCATGCTATCATGTCCGTAGTGGATAAGCACCTAAAAAAGCGGTTTATAAGAACAACCTCCGCAAGCATTAAAAACAGGGGAATGCACGACCTTATGAAGTACATTCTTCGTGATATACAGGAAGATCCTGAAGGAACACGCTACTGTTACAAGTTCGACATCTCTAAGTTCTACGAGAGTGTCAACCAGGATTTCGTTATGTATTGTGTATATCGGATTTTCAAAGACAAGAAGCTCATAGCTATGCTTGACAATTTTGTTCGCATTATACCCAAAGGTATCAGTATCGGGCTACGTTCATCGCAAGGCTTGGGCAATTTGTTGTTGTCTGTATATTTAGATCATTATCTGAAGGACAAGTACGGCGTGTGTCATTTCTACCGATATTGTGATGACGGCGTGGTACTCGGTAAAACGAAAGCGGAACTATGGATGATTCGTGACATCATACATGAACAGCTGCAGGAAATTGATTTGGTGGTAAAGCCCAATGAGAGGGTGTTCCCGACTGCTGAGGGAATAGACTTTCTGGGCTATGTGATACGGCCAAACAATGTGCGTTTAAGGAAACGCATCAAGCAGAAGTTCGCAAGAAAGATGTGCGAGGTAAAATCGAGAAAAAGAAGGCGAGAGCTGACAGCATCCTTTTATGGGATGACAAAGCACGCCGACTGTAACAATTTGTTTAATAAATTAACAGGCAAAACAATGAAAAGTTTTAAGGACTTAAATGTGGCTTACAAGCCAGAAGACGGCAAAAAGCGCTTCGCGGGTACAGTAGTAAGTATCCGCGAGTTGGTAAACATTCCTATCATCGTGAAGGACTTTGAGACGGGCATCAAGACGGAGCAGGGTGAAGACCGCTGCATCGTATCGATCGAGATGAACGGCGAAGCCAAGAAATTCTTTACCAACAGTGAGGAAATGAAAAATATCCTCGCCCAGATTAAAAAAGTGCCGGATGGCTTCCCATTTGAGACAACGATCAAGACGGAAGTGTTCGGCAAAGGTCGAACCAAATACGTTTTTAGTTGATGAAAAGAGCACAAGGAAGTTTGGAGGTGAAACTGCTTGAATGCGTGAACCCCATCAAAAACAAGTGGCGCGTTCGTTGGGACGTGCAAGAACATGATGACGGAACTGCTGACTACATGGAGGCAGAACTGACACACAAGCCGACTGACGAGGAAATAAAAGACCTCGTGAGAAAATGGTATAACCAACAAACGGATGCAGCAATATTGTCGGGCTTCAGCTATGAAGGAGCCCCTGTGTGGCTCTCGCAAGAGAACCAGTACAACTATAAGGCTGCATACGATTTGGCCGTTCAGACGGACGGGAAAACGCTGCCCGTGACATTTAAGTTCGGCACTGATGAAAGTCCAGTGTACCATACGTTTGAAACGCTTGATGAACTTGCAGATTTCTACACGAAAGCCGTTAAGCATATACAAGAGATGCTGGAAGATGGCTGGAAGAATAAAGATGCAATAGATTTGAGCAAGTACAACGCTTAAAAAATCCCTTCGGGGGAGGATGTAAAAAAGCCCCCGGCCTGTTAATATAGACGCCAATCATTTATTAACAACACACCAGTACGATGCGCAACCGGGGGCCTATGCCTCCTGCTGCACCGTACTGGTTTTTTGTTGTTATAAATGATTGGCGATACAAAGGTACATAATTTAGTTGAAAATGAAAGTATTTGAGATATTGAATTTTAACCGCGAGCCGTTAAAAAGGCTACAACAGGCAGGGATACGCATCGAAGATGTGGAATATATAGACTTGTACAACGACTATCGCGTGATGCTCGGTGGTGGCGAAAAGGTCTCATACATTGTGGCGACACTTGCAGATCGCTATCATGTGAGCGAGCGCAAGGTGTACACGCTCATTAAGCGATATGGTCGAGAATGTAGCACTCAGGTGCTCGGGGGATAAAGCACAAGGCTTTTGAAAACGTGCTGCAAAAGGCTTGCAGTGTGATTTGCTCGTGGTGTTACTTTTTGATGTGGAAGCGTGGTAACTTTGCCGTATCGAAAATAAAACACGATGAACAAATACTATTTATTATTGGGGAAGGTGCTTGCTGAAGGCAAGACCCAACAGAACAAAAAAGGCAAGATAAAATACTTGCTCAATGAGCAGCTGACGCTCACACCGGCTGATCTGCTCGACATATTCGAGAGCCACGGTATAGCGAGAAAGAAGCTGAAGGAAGAGCTGAAGCTTTTTATGCAGGGTGAGCGTAGCGTGGAACGATACCGTGAAGCAGGCATCTCGTGGTGGGACTATTGTGGTCAGACATTGGTGAATAGTTACCCGACCTATATGGAGAAACTGCCGCCACTTATTAAGCGCATCAACAAGGAGAAACGCAACAGCAAAAACTATGTACTGTTTCTCGGAGCAACGGATGCAGAGAGCAACCAGGCACCGTGCCTGAGCCTTGTGCAGTTTCAAATAGAGGACGGTGCATTGGTTGTGTCGGCGTATCAGCGCAGCTCCGATGCAAACCTCGGACTGCCTTCAGACATTTACCACCTTTATCTGATGGCTCGATAGATAGACTTGCCGCTAAAGTCTATCACGCTGAACCTGGCGAATGTACACATCTATGAAAACAACATAAAGCCCACTGAACGACTTCTCGCTGGTGAGGATAATATAAAATTTGAACTGAATGTATGAGAGGGAAAATGCACATGGCAGCACCTCTGCCTTTTGTCGGACAGAAGCGCATGTTTGCAAAGGAGTATATCAAGATTCTGCCCCAGTTCAACGACAAAACAGTGTTTGTGGATTTGTTCGGTGGCAGCGGTTTGCTGTCCCATATAACGAAGCATTTGCGTCCAGAGGCAACTGTGGTATATAACGACTACGACAACTACCGCGAGCGATTGGCACATATACCTCAGACAAATGCGCTGCTCGCTGATTTGCGAGAGATAGTTGGCGATACGCCAAAGCACAAGCGGATAGATGGTGTGATGCGTGAGAAGATGTTTGAACGTTTGAGACATGAGGAGCAAACGGTGGGCTATATTGATTTTATAACCATCTCGGCATCGGTGATGTTCTCGATGAAGTACGAACTGAGCATCGAGGAAATGGAGAAGCAGACATTATACAATAATATCCGAAAGAACGACTACCCGACAAGTGAGGACTATCTGGAAGGCTTGACGATTGAATCATGTGACTATCGTGAACTATACGAAAAATATAAAGACGAGCCGAATGTGGTGTTTATAGTTGACCCTCCTTATTTGTCCACAGAGGTTGGAACATACAAAATGTACTGGCATTTGTCTGACTATCTTGATGTGTTGAATGTGCTCAAAGGAAAGCCGTTTGTTTATTTTACATCAGATAAGTCGTCTATCATTGAGCTTTGTGAATGGTTAGGCAAGAATAAAACGCTCGGCAATCCGTTCGAAGGTTGTAAGCGTTTCGAGTTCAATGCGCATGTGAACTATGATGCTGGTTATAAAGATATGATGCTCGTGAAGTCTAATGCCGCATAATTTGAACCTCGTTTGAACGATGTTTATTTGTTGTTCAAAAACTATAAAAGCAGCCCGTTTTGGACTGCTTTTTTGTTGTTTTAAAGTGTCGTGTGTGCGAAATTTTTAGAGCGTTTCGTTTTTCCCGATTTTTGCACGTTTCGTTTTTCAAATCGAGCACATTTCGTTTTGCCGGATTTACAAACCAAATTATAATAATATATAGCTGTTTCATTTTATTTCCCAGAATCTAATTGTATCACATCTGTCATAAGTGGGTTCTTCTTCCAAACCGTATCCGTCACCACCCAACAACTTACGGGCACTTAATTCACTGATTGCAGGAATGGACAATTTTAATATTTCCAATTTCTTTTCCATGATGTTAGATTTATAGTTACTAATTTAATCTATCACGTTACAAACGTAAATAAAATCATACTAGGCTCAAAATAAAAATAAGAAAAAAGTATGAACTATAATAAGAAAATCGAATACGGTTAACGATAATTAGCATAAGTATGCAATTAT